ACCTATTCCTCATTAAATGTTTCCGTATTCAGTTTAACACAACGCTGATCATCATCAAACTCCAGGGCTATGTGAAAGCCAGGTACGATCCACTGGCAAAGCTCACCAGCATCCAGAGGTGATCGGCTTGAACACTCTCCTACTACCTTTGCGATCTCCTGGTATTTCATACCTTTCATGTTCCCCAGGCTTGCAAACTTATTCTTAAGATCAGAGCCAGGTTTCTTCTGGCTATTCGCTACCAACATGATCAATGTTACCAAAGATCCTAATAATATGATCCACCACATATATAACTCCTTTCTTATTTTACGCTCATACAGAGCATTACACGATATATTCCATACACATCATTTATACACACGTCAAAAGGTGCATATTTAGGATCTTCATTAAGAGAGAGACACTTAACAAAGCCTTCTCCTTGATCCGATGGGGTGAGTATCTTAATTACCTTACCATTACAGGTATCAAGCACGTAGGCTTTCCCCCAGTCGATGAAAGCCCTTTCATTTATCTTCTTCACGAATACATGAGATCCGTTAGGGTACTCTGGAGCCATGCTGTCACCAGATACGGTGATGGCAAAATCGGCTCCAGTGATAGGAGAAACTATCATTTCACATTCTGACTTGCGAACCGAAGTATCAAAGTCATTAAGAGAGCCACCTTGCGCAGATATAGGAACCAGAGGCAGATAGGTGATGGTTGGCTTATCGCCTCTCTTTGCAGCCTTCTGGCTTGATTGCTGGCTCTTAACTTCCTGTATTGGTACACCAGGATTTTCCATTTCTCCTTTCCACATAGAACCTTGACCGAAGCGCAACCATTCCAGGTTAAGCTCTGGATAAGCCTTGCTGATCCTTCTCAGTACATCTTCACGGATATTGAAGCCTACTTTATTACACCAGCCGTTAGCCAGACCAACGGCATCCTCAAACGCTTTCTGAGTGATTTGCAGTTCCTCTAACAGAACCTTCACTCGATCTTTTGTTGTTTCCTGTTTCATACCGCTTTAGAGTTTAAATCTATCCAAAAACCTAATCAAATGTTAAAAAATGCCCTAAATACTGAATTTATTTCTATTTTTCCTTGTCTGTTAGAAATTAAATCCGTATATTTGCACCGTCATTATTAGAATAACGACACAAAGATAATAATATATTCTGAAATTAAGGCAAAAAATTATGGAAAATCAGAAAAAAAATCAATTTAGGCAGATTTATGATGCCTTACCGCCAAGAGCTGTAGCGGCTCCAAAGGCAAGATGGGTGGAAAGAATGGCTGAGGTTGCAATGGTATCCACCAAGACAGTACGGTGCTGGCTGGCTGGTGTACAGAAGCCAGACGCAATAAAAACAAAGGCACTCTCAGATGAACTGGGAATACCAGCAGATCAATTATTCGTTTAGTCAAATGCAAGTCCGATTATGATCAAGATCAATTTTAAAAAAGTATTCGCAAAGTCCCTTATCGTGCTGGGTATCATAGGATCTGCACCTGTATTTATTGGTGCATGGTGGTGTCTTATGATTGGTATTATGCTGGCATGGCTGGGTAAAGTTTTTCTGGAGGAATGCTAACATGGCTATAACACTGGAACTATATGAGCTTAAGAATATCTGTAAGGATATGGCTGAGCTGGGAGCCGCTAACTTCTATAAGAAGATGGCTCCAGGTAAGGATCTGATCTCTCAGAGAGAGGCATACAGTGAGTATGGTGAAGCACGTGTTAAGGGATGGGTAAAAATGGAACTCGTTTCTAAACAGAGGATCGGATCAGCACGAAACTCGAAGCTACTATACTCCAGGGCTGAATTAATTTCAGCGGAAAAAACAGATAAGTTAAATTATTACATAAATAAATAGATTTATTTTCAGTTATGAAAGAAATTAAGCTACTTTCCCTGGAACTGGTGAACTTTAAGGGTATCAGTTCCCTTCACCTGGATTTCACCGATAACACTTGTGTATGCGGTGCAAACGGAACAGGTAAGACTACAGTTTTCGATGCGTTCTGCTGGCTCCTTTTTGGCAAGGATAGCCAAAACAGAGCTGATTCAGCATTCAATATCAAGACACTTGATAAGGATGGTAATGTGATCTACAACCTGGAGCACTCAGTTATCGGTGTTCTTTCTGTAGATGGCAGAAGCCTCAGACTACAGCGTACCTATCGTGAGGTATGGGTGAAGCCACGTGGAACCACGGAAAAGACACTTAAGAACCACGAAACCATCTTTTATATCAATGATGTAAAGTGTGCAACCAAGAAGGAGTATGATGCTGAGATCTCTGGCATTATTCCAGAGGGTGTTTTCAAGATGATCACTAACCCAAGATGTTTTCCTACACTTCCAGCAGAGAAGCAGAAGGAAATGCTTATGCGTATGGCTGGTGATGTTACCGATGATGAGGTGGCAGCTACAAAGCCAGAGTTTGCTAAGCTCCTGGCAGAAATGGCTGGTGTACCTATGGAGAGATACCTTAAAGAGGTGGCTGCAAAGAAGAAGGCTTGCAAGGATGTTCTGGCGATCATCCCTTCACAGATCGAGACAGCTCAGAACCTCAAACCAGCCTCAGAAGATTGGGCAGATCTGGATAAGCAGATCCAGGAGAAGCGTAAGAGTGTGAGCGAACTGGATGAGAAGATCAAGGATCGCACAAAGGTGACACAGGATTCCTTTGAGGCTAAGAATGCCCTGGTGGTAAAACAGAACCAGAAGAAGGCTGATCTTACAGAGCGTACAAACAAGATCCGTATAGAGGCTGATAATGCTCACCACAAGGCTGTGAAGGAGGCAGATGATGCTTACAATGCAAAGATCAATGAGTACGACAAACAGATCACCACCATCAAGAACCAGATGAGCCAGAGAGAGGGAACGCTTACAGCTACAGCTGGATCCGCTGTTACTACAGCAGACCAGGAGATCGAAGGTATCCGCAAGCAGATCAATGCCAAGAACCAGGAGATCAAGGCACTCCAGAGCGCAAGTAATTCCCAGAACACTACACAGATCAACCTGGCTGGTATCATCAAGAAGTACACTGCCAACATAAAGGTAATGGAAGATAACGTACAGGCTAAGCGCAATGAGTACACAGAGAAGGCTAAGGAACAGCTTGCCTTTGATCCTAACGATTTCATTTGCCCTACCTGTAAGCGACCTCTGGATGATGATGATTGTGAGGCTAAGCGCAAGGAGCTACAGAAGAACTTTGAGGAGGAAAAGACCAAGAAGCTCAAAGAGATTCAGACAGCTGGAAAGCAGATGGCTTCACAGCTGGCTCAGTTCAGACAGGAACTGGATTCCTATAATACCCAACTGAAACAGCTTGAAGATTCTATCGCTGAGACACAGAAGGAGCTACAGGATGCACAGGGAGATCTTTTGTCTCTCCAGCAGACACTACAGGATAAGATCGAGAACAGACCAGCTGAACCAGACTATGCGAAGGTTTTAGCATCCGATAAGGCTTACCATGATCTTTCCGTCTTGCTTGCAACCGCTGTAGATAATAAGGCTAAGGTGGAGAAGGCTACCATCCCAGATCCTATCTACTCAGAGATAGAGGCAGCAGACCAGACTTGCATCAACCTTAAGAACAGCATCACAGAGCTGCAGAACAAGATTGATAACTTCAAGGATGCCGATCCTGTGGATACATCAGACATAGAGGAACAGAAGAAGGCTATCAATGGAGAAATTGAGGATCTTGTTAAGCGCATGGCTAAGCGTGATACCATCAAGAAGGCAGACGCTGAGATCAAGAAGCTGGAGCAGAAACAGGATAAGAACAACCAGGAGCTGGCTGAGCTGGAAGGTATCGAATACAATGCACTCCAGTTCCAGAAGAAGAAAGATTCCTTGCTTATGGAGCGTATTAACGGAATGTTTGAGATCGTTTCCTTCTCCTTCGTATCTAACCAGTTGAACGGTGGCGAAAAGCTCACGTGTGTATGCACTGTGAACGGAACTCCTTATCCAGACGTGAACCACGCTGGCAAGATCAATGCTGGTTTGGATATTATCAATGCGATCTGTAAGAGCGAGGGTGTATATGCTCCTATCTTTGTTGATAACGCTGAGAGTATCAACGATGTACTGCCAACAGTAAGCCAGAAGGTGATGCTGTGCGTAACAAGAGATTCATCATTAATTATTAAGTAATATGGCAAACGAGGTTAAAAAGACAACACAGGCAGCTGGCAACGTGCCAGCTACTAAGCCTGTAAACGCATTCAAGAACCTTCTTGATAATGGTTCTATGCGTAAGATGTTCACTGATGCGATGGGCAAGAACGCTGGTTCCTTCATTACATCTATGATCGAAATGTACAAAGGCAATGAAGATCTACAGAAATGTGATCCTACAGCCGTGGTTATGGAATGCGTTAAGGCAGCAACGCTTCATCTTCCTATCGAGTGTTCCCTGGGATTCGCCTGGATCATCCCTTATAAGATCACAGTAAAGACTAAGGATCCTGTTACTGGATTCGAGCACTACGATAAGGTTATGAAGCCGACATTCCAGCTGGGATATAGAGGTTTGATCCAGCTTGCTATGCGAACAGGTATGTATAAGTTCCTTAATGCTGATGAGGTGTTTGAAGGAGAGCTGAGATTCATCAATAAGCTCACTGGTGAAATAGATCTTAATGGTGTGCGAACTGGTGATACAGTTGTAGGTTACTTTGCATATCTTGAACTTATCACTGGTTTCCGCAAGACACTATACATGACGGTGGAACAGATGGCTGCACACGCTAAGAAATACTCAAAGAGTATCAAGAATGAGGTGAAGGTTGCTGATCTCATTCCTCTTGCCCAGATCCTCACTCCTACAGGTGATGGTGTCGGATGGATGGCGAACTTTAACGGAATGGCAGAAAAGACCGTCACACGAAACCTTCTCTCTAAATATGGTTATCTTTCTACTGAGCTGTCACAGGCTATCAGCTACGATATTAATTCAGATCGAAAGGTAGAGGATGCTGATTATGTAGATGTTACAGACCAGAAAATGATCGGATTCAGCGATGATAACGGCAACACATACACAATGGTAGGAGGAGCTGATAATAACACAAGCCATGGAGGTGAGGGATCGGCTACTGGTGCTGTAAATGCTGCAAGTGCTACAGCTAATAATGAACCAGATCCAGGATTCTAGGCTTATGATGCTCAAAGTATTGGGATCTTCCAGCAAGGGTAACTGTTACATTCTGGAGAACGAAAACGAGGCTCTGATATTGGAGGCTGGCATTAAGTTCCAGGATGTGAAGAAAGCCCTTAACTGGAATATCGCTAAAGTAAAAGGATGCCTGGTAACTCACAGACATGGTGATCACTCTAAGTATATCAAGGATCTGGCTGGATGCTTCTACACCCTGGCACTACAGGATGTATTTGATTACAGAGGTGTGACTGGTAACAAGCTGGTTCCGATCACTCCTGGATCCAGATACAAGTGTGGGAATTTCAAGATCATACCTTTTGGGGCGAAACACGATGTTCCCTGTGTCGGATACCTCATAGATCACCCAGATATGGGTACGCTGATGTTCCTCACAGATTCCTATGAATGTGACTACAGGTTTTCGGATCTACAGCATATACTTATCGAGTGTAACTATTCGGATAAGTACCTGGTGGAGGCGATCAATGAAGGAAGAACCTTTGCAAGGCAACGAGATCGCCTTCTTAAATCGCACCTATCGCTTCCTGGATGCCTGGAGTTCCTTAACACCTCAGATCTAAGCAAGGTTAAGGAGATCGTTCTGATCCACCTGTCAAGCGAAAACAGCAACGCTGATGAGTTTGTCAAGGCTGTTGAGGATGATGCCAGGAAACCTACTTATGTAGCTTATCCAGGTGCTGAGATTGATATAACACGTATCTATGGCTAAGGTTCTGATCGAGAAGATTCATGGGCTGTTTGATCTTAAGCCTCTTTATGAATATATCCGCACAAGAGCGGATGGAGTATTCAGAATAGAGGTTGTTCGTGTACGAAAGAAAAGGTCTGGAGATCAGAACGGCTGGCTATGGGGATGTATCTATCCTCTTATGCTTGATGCGATGATTGATGCTGGCTGGGAGTTCACCAGCTGTGAACAGCTTCACGAATACTTCAAGAACCTATTCACGGCAGAACAGGTAGTGAACAAAGAGACTGGTGAGATCGTCAAGTTTCCATCTTCTACAGCAGACATGGATACTGTGCAATTCTCCAGCTATTGTGAACAGCTCAGAAGCTATGCCAGGGAATATCTTAACTGTAACATACCAGATCCAGATAAATTTTGGAAAGACAATGAAAAAGATTCCTAACCACATGGTAACTGAGCTACAGAGGCTGGTTCCACTGATTATTGATAACGTTTCAGATACAAAGAATACCAGAGTACTGAATGCTATCAGAATAACAAAGAAGATCATTAAAAAGTTAGATAATTTAAAAGATATTGAAAAATGAAGGTAATAGAAGTAACAGAGAAAGAAGTAAAGGCTGCATTTGATGCGGCAAAGAGTGATGAGGTGAAGAATGTGCTGGCAGCATTATTCTGTAAGCCAGAGGATCGTGTTAAGCCATCCCTGGATGATTACAAGAGTATCAAGACATACGAAGATGCTTGTGAGGCACTTGGTGAAGAACCTATAGAGGGATCTCTCGGAGATCATGTAGATAAGCATATTATCGCCTTGATCAAGCTGGAGACTATAAGCCATGCTCTCTGGGGAAAGGACTGGCAACCTAAGCCAGATCCAGATGGTAGCAAGTATTTCTATTATCCTTGGTTCGCTCTCTACACTCAGTCTGAAATGGATTCTATGAGTGAGGAAGATAGGGGTGCTCTGCTCGGTGCGATTGCGACTTATGGTGCGTATGCTGGGTTCGGCTATCTGTATGCGTATACTCGCTCCTCGGTTTCGACTGCGACTTTTGGGATCCGCTTGTGCCAGGAAACAGAAGAAAAGGCTAAGTATTTCGGTGTTCAGTTCAAGGAAATCTGGGCTGACTACCTGGCATTCAATTTCACTGTAGAGAATAAATAAAATACAGATCATGGCAAAAAGAGATAAGATGATGTTCGATGTGGGCTGGTGGCTGACGGATCCAAAAGTTAGAAGCCTGTCTGCTGAGGATCGTGCCTTATTCGTGGATCTCTTATGCCAGATGTGGATCTCTCCAGAAAGAGGTGTGATGATCGGTGGATCCATCCAGCATCCACTAACCAAACGTGAGATCATTTTCATGGTTGGTGGTGATACTGATGATGAGTGGCTGGATCGCCTGGTGGAAGCTGATGTGGTGTATATTAGGCAAGATGGAGCTTATTGTAATAGCTTGATGATGCACGATGCCCAGGTAAGCGAAGCCAGGCGAAAGGCTGGATCGAAGGGCGGTAAGAGTACGATGAGTGCTAACCGCCAGGTGGAGAAGCCGATCATTAAGGCAACACCACCAGTGAAAGCGAAGCCAAAGGATCCAGAGGGAAATCTTTTCCAGGAAGATCAACAACCTCCAGAGGAAAAGGCTGCAAAGCCGAAGCCTCAGAAAAAGCAATATGCTCAAAGTGTGACTATGACAGAGGCAGAATATAAGAGCCTCACAGATCAGTTCACGGAGCCTGTTGCTAAGGAAATGATCGAGATCCTATCCAATTATAAAGGATCCAAAGGCAAGAAATATAAATCAGATTACAGGGCTATCCTCTCATGGGTGGTCGATGCTTACAAGGAAAGACAAAATCGTTATTATGGCAGCAATAAAGAATATAAACGAAATAATCCAGAGCCTACAGCCACAGATCCAACAAGCTACGAAAAGGATCTATAGATCTCCTTTGAGCAAGGAGGATTCTTACAGGCTGTTGTATTTTTGCTATAAGGCAGAGGTCGAAAAGAGAGGGCTTGTTATGAAGAATGACGAGAACGTTCTTGGAGCTATAAAAGATGCCTCTAGCTGGCTGATTGAAGGCAAGAAGCCTGGTTTGCTCCTGTATGGAGGAATAGGTAACGGAAAGACAACGCTAGCTAATGCAATATGTATGTATATTAACCAGCTCAGAGATTACAGCGAGCCAGGTGTGTACAGAACAACAGCGATCATAGTATCCAGAAAGTCTGTGAATGATGAGACAAGCAAGTATCTGGAGGAACTTAAGACTAAGGAAATGGTTTGCCTGGATGATCTTGGGATCGAGCCTCAGACTGTCAAGTGTTATGGAAATGATATTTACCCCTTAACAGAATGGATCTATGCCAGGTACGAATATCCTCTATTCACGCTGATTACAACAAACCTCAACATGGAACAGTTATCAGAGCGGTATGGTTCCAGAATAGCTGATCGTATGGAGGAATACTTCAACAAGATACCGTTCACTCATGCAACGTATAGAAAAAAGACAAAATAATGAAAAAAGAACTCATTCAGAAAATCTATGAAGATGCCTGTGCAAAGGGTTTTCATACAGAGTATAAATCAGATCAGCACTGGCTGATCATGGTAATAACAAAGGTGGCAGAAGCTATAGAAGCCGATCGCCAGAACAGATACGTAAAGTTGAACCCAACCATCAAGGCTGTGTTCAAAGACGTAACTAAGAGCGATGAAGCCTTCATAGATCGCTTCCAGCAGTATATCAAGAACCACGTGGAGGATGAGCTGGCAGATATTGTGATCCGCTTGTGTGATTACGCTGGAGATAAGGGCTTCTTTGATCTTCTAGATCCTACCATCAAGGCAGATAAGATGTTCTTTGCCTCTCTCTCCTTCACAGAGGTTGCTTATGATCTCACTAAACACATCATAGTTGATGAAGCATTCCTGGGAGCGATGGAGGCTTTCCTTCCTAACATCATTCAGTACGTCTATGACTGGGCTGATAGCATGGGAATAGATCTGGACTGGTTCGTGGAGCAAAAGATCAGATACAACTCTCTCAGAGAACCACTGCATAACAAGAAGTATTAACTTTAAACATAGAGAAAATGAAAAAGGAAATTAAGATGGATCCAGAGGATCTACAGACAAGACTTAACCAGGAGATCATTACAACGTCCGATCCTCGCAAGATGCTTGGTATGTACACAGCTAAGCGAGTGCTCAGAACATGGACTGAGGATTTCATTGATGAAGATACAGGCGAAATTGTTACCATAGAGCGTAACGATATGATCATGGAACGTGGTGTTCTTCTCACTCCAGAACAGGTTTCGGAGCTTTCCTTCTATCTCCAGAGTGGAGATATTAAGGAGGTTGAGATCACAAACCAGTGTCGCAACGGTGTAGAGTATCTGGGTGGCGGCTTCACTCCTTGGATGGCAACGGTCAAGGTAAATGGCAAGAACACTAAGATGCTTCTGTTTGCCCAGGATATTAACCAGGCTTTGGAGATCTTGAAAGACTACACAGAACTTGAAACAAGTGGTAGCTTCTTCATCCTTGGTATTAAGCAAAGATCCTCTCTGATCTATATTGATAGCCAGCTTTCTTCTTATGCTATGAATGAGAAGGGAGAAGCTGTAGTGGATGAGAAGGATGATGAGAAGGTGGTGAAGCAGCGATTCTATATCGTAGATGCTTCCATCCAGAACCTGGATGCAACACAAGACCAGGTGGAGGATGGTGTGGATGTATATTGCCAGACCTTCCTTCTTAAGTCTGCCAACGCTGACAGCGCAAAGAAGCAGATCGAGCTGTATATGGCACGTAAGGCTAAGGAACGTGCTGAGACTGGCAAGGAGGCGATCATCTGTAAGTATGGCATTACTATCAATGCGGCTTCACCAGTAGGTATCGGCAGCGTGGTTCCAGAGGATTTTTCAATGGCATACAAACACGCTGAGAGCGATTTTGCTAAGGAGGTAGAGAAGAAGGATTCTAAGGAGGAAGATGAGGATGAGAACAGCGAAGAATGAGCCTAAGAAGGTGGTGGTGATGTTATCCACCACCTTCCCTGTAGGACACAAAAGAGAAAAACAGCCAACAGGTTTCCGTGAGAGCCTTCTGGCTGGAAAGAAGATCCACACGATCAGAGAGGATGCCAAAGGCTTGTGGCAGAAACGCTGCAAGGAGATCAACGAGGGAAAGAAGTATATTTCCATCCGTGAGTGGACTGGCAGACCTTATAACTCTGAGCAAAGGATCATCAAGGAGGTTCACCAGGTAAGCCTACAGAAGATCACCATAGTTCGCATAGACGAACACCAGGATCCTAAGTGCTGGGTGGATGGGAAACCAGTTCCTATAGACCAGGTAGCTGCCAACGATGGGCTGGATAAGGATGATTTCATTTCTTTCATGTTCTTTGGTTTGAAAGGTATGATCTTTGATGGTGTGATCATTCAGCTAACAGATTTCAGATATTAAGATGGATCAAGAAGTATTTCGTTTATTAATGTGGTTTTTGCTCCTTACAAGCTCTATTATCGGTATTGCCTGGAGCATTAAAGATTTAGATTAAATTATGAAAAGAATATTCAAGTATTCCCTGGAGATCCTGGATCGACAGGAGGTTGAGCTTCCAGCTGGAGCTAAGATCCTCAGTGTACAAGCTCAGAATGGTTTGCCTCAGATCTGGGCGATGGTAGATGATTCCCAGGTTAAGACAGACATGGTTCACATCCGAATAATCGGCACAGGGTATGAGATACCAGATGCCGATTCTCTGGAGTATATCGGAACCGTACAACTGATCAATGGTGAATGTGTTTTCCACGTGTTCAAAGAGGTAGATCATGGCAAGCAAAGTGATCAAGATTAAGATCGGAACCGATGTTCACCAGATGGTGGATAACAAGGGCGAGAAAATAGGCTGCTATGAGTGCTCTCTATTCAATATGTGTTCCAGACTGGGTAACAGCCAGACACCTCTCTGTGATTCTCTGATCAAAGAGAATGCTGATTGTGACTACCAGGGTGGGCATTTCATTCTAAAGCAATAGATCATGTTTGAGATATACGTTAAAATGAAGAAAAAGAAGTGCTGGAAACTCGCTATAGAAGTTCCCAACGCTTGGGGTGGAATGCCTCACCTCTGGATGTATCTGGAAAAGAAATACCTTCCATCTTACGTGCCAGTAGGAGCTGATGATCTGGAATGGGTAAAGGAAAAACAGGCTAAAGGCGAATATGTAAGCCGATGGATCTATGCTTCATCCAGAAAGGAGATTGAGGATCTATATAAAGATTACCGCTTAACTTATGAGGAAATGATGGTATTCAGATCCACCTTTGATTTCGCAAAGGTTCTGGGCGAAGATATACCAGTTTACCTTGAATGCTTAAAGGTTGTCGCTGATGAGTGTGGAGGTATCTATCCACAACAACACAAAGAACTGAGTGACTTTATTAAGGTTCACAGCATAGATGATATTGAGGCGATCGCTTTTAACCAGACTAGCGTAAACTGTGCCTATGATTTCTTTGGCAGCAGATGCAACAAGCCAACATATAAATTCTGGGACTGCATGTGCCCAAAGGATTTTTATAACAATCTTAGAAAAGAAAAGAAATGAATGCAAGAGCGTTTTTCGATCTGGTGGCTAATATGAGAGCCGCACAGATCGGCTTCTTTAAAAGCCCGAAAGGATCGCAAGAGAGACAGGGCTTTTACAAACAGAGCAAGGATCTGGAGGCAGCTGTGGATGCTGAGATCCAGCGAGTGAATAACATTTTAAACAAGTAAGCATTATGAAGAAGAAGGCTAACATTACGATATATCGTGAGATCATGGAACAGATAGAAGCGTATGAGGCTGGGATCTTGAAGAATGCGCAATGAATGAATAATGTAGTCGTGAAGGCTAATAAAAGAGTTTGTATAATGAAAGCAAGAATAGCAAAAAAGATCATTAAGATCTGGTGCGAAAGCACAGACAAGCGTTTCTTTGAGGATGATGGTGGCATAAAGGAGGATAAGGTTTCCTTCTTTGTACACCTCTACAGAAAGGCTGTTATAAAAAATAACAAGATGAACTATCCTGGTTCTAACGTGAGCGTGATGTATGCGATCAGAAGAAACCACAAGTCTTGTGGATGCTGCACCAGGTTCAAGCATGAAGATGCCTATGGCAACGGATGGTGTTCTAAGCTCAATGTGGCTAAGGAATGCGGTGACTGGTGTGAAGGAAAGTTCTTCATCAAAAAGAAAACATTACGTTTAATTTAATTGATTTATAGGTATGAAGCACAATGAGTATGGCAATGTAACCGATATTGTAGGTATGGTATCAAGCGTTCTGGGTACGATGGAAAAGAAGATCTCAGAACAGCAGAAGAAGGCTGAATCGTATGAGAAGGCATGGAAGAAGAAAAACCCTCTCTGGAGAAACTTCTGTAAGGTAAACAAAGGCGAACAGCCTATAGAGATAGCTGAGGATTTTGCTTGCCACGTGATCGCCCAGGTTCTGGCTAAGAAGATAGTTGGTAAGTCTCACGATGAGATCAAGACTATCTACAGCGAAATGAATGACAAGATCATCAAGGAGGTTCTGGAGTTCAACGATGTGTATGCCTATATGTTGGCTATGGGAGCGGCTGCATCCAGAGAGAAGGAAGGAGGCGATCAATGAACTATGATGATTTCCTGGCAGCAGAGAAGGGCAAGGCTTACACCAAGTGCATAGGAATAGATACAGGTGTAAACACTGGCATAGCGATCTGGAATAAGGTTAAGAAGAAATTCGATCTTGTAAGTAAGGTTATGATCCACCAGGCTATGGAGATAGTGGCAGACCAGGCAAGACGTGATCATGTTTGTGTGTTTGTTGAGGATGCCAGAAAGCGCACATGGTTCAATGATGCTGGCAACAGCAGAGCTAAGCTACAGGGAGCTGGATCCGTTAAGCGAGACTGTAAGATCTGGGAAGACTTTCTGATAGATAAGGGCATTCCCTTCAAGCTGATTGCACCTAAGAATAACACGACCAAGCTCAGTGCTCCAGCCTTCAAGTCGATAACTGGATATACAGGAAGAACTTGCGAACACTCCAGGGATGCGGCTATGATGGTTTATGGCAGATAATATAATATATATTAAAAATGCGTATGTAATACGCATATATCGGATAATTTTTGTATATTTGCAACGGAATAAATACGTATAATTATGTGCTCATTTTCTATCATATTATGTTTAATAGTTGGACTTCTGGTCAGCACCTCACTCTATCTGTGGGGTGCTCTCCTGGTTGTCTGGCTCTTTCCACGATCTTACGCTAAGGAAGGCGATAAGATCCACATTTACATTAACGGCTCTTACAACCGTACAGCTACCATCAATAAGATAGCCTCTGATCGCTTCTACATCTACGAGAAGATTAAGATCCCAGTCGGATATAGAGGAAGGTTCTTTGCTATCACCAGAGAGGACAACGTGAAGCTGGTTTACATCAAGAACCGCAAGCTATACCGTCTGATCCCTATCTATCTGTTTGCAAAGTGGATGTTTGCTATCCCAGACGATGAGCATCAGCTTCCTGAGAGTGAGAGTTTCAAGGATCCAGAAGATTCTGGTGATGATGAGGATGATAAATCTGATAAATGATGGTTACAAGTGAACTTACATACATTAAGCTGAGCGAGGTTTCCCTTCTTCCTTACAACCCACGTAAGATCAAGAAGGCAGACTTTGATCGGCTTATTGATAGCATCAAGATAAATGGTTTCTGGAAGCACCGTCCTCTGGCTATAGAGGTACAGGATGGCAAGAACTTTGTTCTGTGCGGAAACCAGAGAGTGAAGGCTGCAAAGAAGCTCAAACTTAAGGAGCTTCCAGCTGTTTTCTACTCTGAGCTAACAGATGATGAGCGAGTTGATCTTATCACCAGGGATAATATCTCAAATGGGGAATGGGATCAGACCGTTCTAGATACGGATCCACACTTCCAGGATCTTGATTTTGACTTTATGGGCTTGATCCTTCCTGGTACGGATGATGATCAACCTAAGAAAAAGAAGGGCAAGAAGAAACAGGAGGCTGAGACCGATCCAGAAGGATCTGGTGAGGATCCAGAGGAAGAAGATTTCCCAGATGAGCCTACACAGGAACAGAAGATGCTGGATGATGTTCTTTTCCCTTCTAACAATAAGTTCGAGATCCCTACTCTGTTGAAGGAAATGGAGGCTGGTAGGGTTGTTCTTCCAATAACACCCTGGGGAGCAAACAGCAGACTGAGGAAAGACGTGAACACATATCACTTCTATGTGGATGATTACAGGTTCGAGAAACTTTTTAAGGATCCGACAAACCTCATTAACTCTGGAGTTCAGTCTATAGTGGAACCTAACTGTAGCTGTCACGATCAAACACCGATCGCCTATGGTATCTCTCTGATCTACAAGAAACGCTGGCTGGCTCGTTACTGCCAGGAGCTGGGTATCAAGGTTTACGCTGATCTGAATGTGGCTCACAAGTTTATCGAGTACAATATGCTAGGTATTCCCGAAGGATATAACGCATTTTTCACCAGGGGATGCGATGGATGGCTGGAAAGCCTTAAGAGCGATCTGGAGGTGGCACAGCGTATTTCTGGGCTGGAGGTTCCAAACCTGGTGGTTTATGGAGGTGGTACAGAGATCCAGGAGTTCTGCCAGAAGAAAGGCATCCTCTATCTCTCTGATTTTATCAACGCAAAGAAAATATAAACTATAAAAATTCGTTTAAATATGGGAAGAAACAGTGGCGGTGTTACCTCTGGAGGAACACCAAAAGGCAGAGGCGATGTAAACTACAAGGGAAAGATCACTGGCTTACGTGATCTTGTTACCGTTAAGGACAAAGCCGTATATAAGGAGTTGAAGGAAGGCATTTCCAGGTATCACACCATGTTAGGTGTTCGCCAGAAGGATGTTCGTGTGGGCACGATGGAAAATGGAGTTCTGGGTGTTCATGCTACAATCGGAGGCAAGAGCGGTCAGATCATCCTTAACTCTAAGTATTTCGATCTTCCAAAAGCTAAGATCGAGACAATGCAAAAGCAAGGCATGAAGGATGGCTGGCACACCAAGACCAAGAAGCCAGTTCAGCACACCGTGATCCATGAGCTTGCACACGCTACCTGGAATAATCACCTGGACAGCGCAAATGCCAAGGCTGCAACACCAGCGGTGAAGAAGCTATACAATGCCTGGACACGTGATCGCAAGAAGAAGGGCTATGGTCAGTATGCCAAGACAAACATCAATGAGTTCTGGGCTGAAACCTCAGCTAAGGCAGTACGTGGAGACCAGGACAGATATACACGTGCTGTGAGGGGCATCATCAAGAAATACAAGCTCTAACCAAAGGGCAACGAGATAGAATATTCCAGTAACAAACAACAAAAAGCAAGAAATTATGAAAAAGATTCAATTAACAGAGGCAGAGATCAAGACGATCGAGGCTTACAAGAATGATGAGATCAACACTTATTCACCAGAAAATCCAGAGGATCAGAAGAACCTGGATAGCGTGATTTACAAGGCTGAGGAACTTCTGGATGAATATCCAGATGATGAGTTTGATGATCTGGTGCTGTGGGTATATGACAAGTACAACCAGCAACAGGAGGCAGAGGCAGCTAAATAGTGTGCCATTTTACTTTTATATAAATCCAGGAAATCTGATGTGTATTTTGCTACTATCAGATTTTCTTTTTATGGATAAGGTGTGTATTTGGTACACATTTGTCCTAAAAAACGAAACGATGGCAAAACGACATTAAAGGTTATGGGAAGAATACAGAAAGGTGAACATAGGGGAAAGGAGTTTTCATCCGATTACCAGCCTAAGAACAGGCGCAAACCAAAGATCTTCACTGTGCTCAAAAAGGAGTACGGTGTGGACGTTTCTTCTTCTGTGCTGGGTGATCTGAGCCGTGAACAGATCTGTGACGTGATCAAGCTGGTACTTACAGGAGATCCCAGAAACACGATGATCCTTAACAATAAGATGGGACAGGATCTTAAAGAGATCCAGCAGAAACTTAAGGCTGGCGAGGTTCCACCAGGGATCAAGGCAACAGATTCCGTGTGGCAGCTCTATCTTTCTCTTACCAGCGCAATAACCAAGGAGACGAATGCTGGCAAGAGCGACACGTTACGCTGGTGCATAGAATTTCTTTGGGGTAAGGCTACACAGCCTATTGATAACAACATCATACAGGCGCAAGCATCCGATGATGATCTTTCAGATGAAGATATACAGGCAGAGATCGACAAGATCGACACCGATTTAAATAGTTAGTAATATGGATAAGAAGGCAATGTTAAAAAGAAAGCTGGAGCTTAAGAGGCTCCAGTATAGGAGGGCTGCACAGGATAGGCTGGCGATCTTCCTTAACTATACTATGCCTTCCTACCAGAGGCAGTGGTTCCATACGCTTATAGCTGATAAGTGCCAGGCACTCCTGGAAGGCAAGATCCAGAAGCTGATGATCTTTGTGCCACCTCAGCATGGAAAGAGTGAGATCGTATCACGTAGGTTTCCAGCCTGGGCATTTGGAAGGGATCCATCTTTGAAGATCGTGGAGTGTTCCTACAGCTCCACCCTGGCAGAAAGTTTCTCCAGATCCATCCAGCTAACGATGGATAGCAAGGAATACCAGGAGCTGTTTCCAGATACCCAGATCCCGAAAAGAGGTGGTGGAGGTTTGAAGCGTGATGTGGACTACTTCGATACTCTTTCACGTGGCTTCTATAAGGCTGTGGGTGTTACTGGATCTTTAACTGGTACACCAGCCGATATAGCTATTATTGACGATCCTGTAAAGGATAAGATCGAGGCTTATTCTGATACGTACAGGCAGCGTGTCTGGGACTGGTACACAGACGTTCTTTCTACTCGTTTGCATAACGGATCCAAGCAGCTCCTTATTATGACCAGATGGCATGAAGATGATCTGGCTGGCAAGATCCTTAAGAAGGAACCTGGCGAATGGGAGGTTTTATCCATCCCAGCGATCAAGGAGGATGAGCCAAGCCAAGAGGATCCACGTAAGCCTGGTGAAGCACTCTGGGAGGAAAGGCACTCTCTGGAGCGACTGAGGGCGATGGAAAGGAAATCACTCAGAACCTTCACGGCTCTCTATCAGCAGCATCCTTCTGTGGCTGGAGGTACGATCTGGAAGCGCGACTGGTTCCGTAAGATCTCAGTTCCAGAGTTCCTGGGCATCAAGAATAAGGATGTGATCATCCACTTCTTCATGGATACAGCATACACAAAGAATAGTGGGAATGACCCTTCTGGTCAGATTGCAGCGTGCCGCATAGGAAACTATATGTATATCACGGATGCTATTTCCGTATATAAGAACTTTCCAGAGCTGATACGCTGGATCCCAGAATATGAGAAGGCACATGGATACACGAAATCATCCACGATCAGAATAGAGCCTAAAGCAAATGGTATCTCTGTAGTGGATCAGCTCCAGGATCAAACAGATCTGAATGTGGTGAAAACTCCTTCACCTGTTGATTCAAAGGAGGTGAGAGCGCAAGCGAACAGCGCAAAGATCGAGTGTGGACGTGTGTTCCTGGTAGAAGGTGAATGGAACGAGAACTATCTGGAGCAAGTCACCAAGTTCCCAGCTGTGGCACATGATGAGTGGGTCGATGTTACTAATTACGCTATAGACTATCTCATTAATGATGAGGTGGAGATTCCAGATGATATAGAGGATCGTCTGCCAGTCTTAGATATATAATCAAAATTACATAACTATGGGTATTTTTTCAAGTATCACAAACAACATCAAGGCGGCTGTAGGCTACAAGCAGTCTTTCGATGAACTCCTGGAGGCTGGTGATATAACCAGAGCCGTAGGCTTAATGACCGACTGGAGCGAGGTAGCGGCAAAGAACCTCAAAGATTACAAGATCGGATCACACAAGATCATGGATCGCAAGGATAAAGCCGTATTTGACAAAAAGGGTAATTTCCTCAGATGGAGAAAACGCTGGAAGATCCCCCAGCCATACCAGGAGTATATCAACGAGGTATCCCTGGTTTTCCTCTATGGTAAGCCTGTGCTCTGGGCGCAATACACAGAGAACACAGATTTTGCCTTTGATGCTTATACCAAGCTGAATGAGGAATGCCGTTTTGATTCCATCATCCGAGAGGCGAAACGTGCCGCTGGTGCTGAGGGAACTTCTGCCATCCTCTATCATGTGTATAAGGATCGTGAAGGTAAGCCAAGGCTCCTTCTTAAGTGCCTGTGCAAGGATGAGGATGATGAGATCTACACCATCAAGGATCAGTATGGAAGGCTTACGGCTTTTGCCTGGGGCTATTACGTTACTGAGGCTGGAGGGCACACCGTACATCATATAGACATCTACACAGACGATACGATCTATGAGTGCCAGAGAGGTTCGGTAGGCTGGAATGTGAACAAAAGAAACAACCCGATCGGCAAGATCCCTGTGCTTCTTCTGGAGCAGAAACCAGAGGCAGCTTCAGTGCAGCCGATGATCGAGCGTGTCGAGAACATGGAGAGTGTTGATGCTGATGTTGTGGATCGTTTTGCGAACCCAGCCCTGGTAGCAACAGCAGACATTCTGAATAACCTTCCAAAGGAAGAAGAAGAAGCGAAGCTCTTTGTGCTTAAGAACGGTGGTGAACTGAAATACTTATCCTGGGATCAAAGCTCTGATGCTAAGGAAAAGCAGTACCAGAGGCTTGATAACAAGATTATGAACTTCTCCTTCACACCTCAGATCAACCTGGATTCTATGAAGAACCTGGGCAACCTGTCAGCTAAGGCGATCGTGAAGGTGTTCCTCCTGGCAGAGGTGAAGGCAGAACGACACAAGGAGAAGCACGATGGCTACATGAACCGTCACGCACACCTTATGCTAGCTATTCTCGCTAATGTGCTAGATTATGCTCATGCTGAGGAATACAAGAAGCTGGTGGTTACACATACCTTCCAGCAGCCATTTGGCGAGGATTCAAGCGATGTGCTTACAGATGTGCTTAAGATGTTCGGTGCTGGTGCTCTGTCACTCCAGACAACCCTGGAACTTTCCTACCTGGTTAAGAATGCCAAGAAGGAGCTGGGCTTGATCAAGGATGAGAGAGAGGAAAGTTTGAAGCAGCAAGCAGAAATGAACAGGCAAGACGTTTTCCAACCAGCAGACTAAGGGATGGCAAAGAAGAAACCAGATGTGATCTTTAGCGATGTGCATTGCATAGACTGTGCTCATTGCTATGATCACCACGAAATGAGCGTTAAGGGAGTGCTCTTTATGGGTCGCTGTCCTTATAGTGAGTGGGCTGTTTTCCTTTTCCACGATTATTGCAATCACTTCAAAATGAAAAAGGCATGAAAATAGATTATGAACTTCTACATAGATCTATGATCGAGCGCACGAATACGTATGCCTCCAGGATCAAGACTATCTACCAGGGAGCCTTTGATCGGATCATAGAGATCATCAAGGAGTGTGATCTGGAAGATGATAAGCCTTTCAACTTCACAGATTACGGATACAGCGAAGATGTTACTCCAGTGTTCCGAAATATGTATTCCCAGCTATACCAGGAATACCGCAAAGATATTACCTTTGAGTTTAATAAGGCGAATAAGGATAATGACAACCTGGTTAAGGCGATCTTTGGAGCCAGATCTATAGAGGATAACCATTACGCTAAGTTCTTCCACCGAAACATGGAAGCTCTGGATGCCTTCTTCACCAGGAAGAATAACGGAATGAACCTGTCACAGCGAGTGTGGATGTATGTGGGCTTATTCAAACAGGAACTCCAGGACACTATAGACCTGGCTCTGGGAGAAGGAACAGCAGCCAACAGTCTTGCAGCCAGGATCAAGCATCTTCTGAATGAGCCAGATCGGTTCTACAGGAGATTCCGAGTTAAGACTGGTGAGGATGAGAACGGAAACCCGATCTATGGAAGGATCTGGAAAAGGCGCATCTATGACCGCAAGACTGGCTTGTATCAGTGGGTGAATGAAGATCCCAGGAAGTACCATCCTGGTATGGGTGTGTACAGATCATCTGCCAGGAATGCCCAGAGACTAGCCAGAACAGAAACGAATATCGCCTACAGAACGGCTGATTACAACCGATGGCAGACGTTTGATTTTGTTGTGGGCTGTGAGATCAAGGTGAGCAATAACCATCCATACCCAGATATATGTGATGATCTCGCTGGCTTCTATCCAAAAGATTTCAAGTGGACTGGATGGCATCCTAACTGTAGGTGTTACATGGTTCCAGTACTGGCGGCTGAATATGAGATCCAGGATATGATCGGTAAGCTCATGGAAAACAAGAGTAGTAAGCTGGTCGATTCCGACAACGAGATCAAGAAAATGCCTCAGTGCTTCACTACCTGGCTTGATCAGAACTGGGAACGCTACCAGGCTTCAAAGAAGAAGGGAACGCTACCATACTGGATCAAGGATAATGAGCGATATTTCAAAAAGGCTTCTTAGTTTTTTCGTACATAAATTTAGTTAAACGTTATTTTGTTGCTCTGTTGTGAAACATGGAAACAGAGAAAGGGATCTCATTTCTGGGATCCCTTTTATCATTTATGTAGCTCAGAGGATGGCTAAAACCTTCCTCTCTTAGATTTCTTAGTGTGCAAGGTTCCACGCTTGATCGTGGCGAACCTGGATCTGTAGGTATTGCCTTTGAACCTTCCCCAGGTGCTCTTTGCCTTCACTCCGATCACCTCTGTAGGGATCGTGTCGTAGATCGCTGATACCGATCCGAAATACCAGTCAGTTTCACCCAGGTATGGCTTATCCAGGTGAACGTGGATGATGCTTCTTTCCTTTGCCATATTTAATCACAATTAAAATTCATATTGTCGATCTTGATACCGATCACCTTAACAGCCGTGTTGATGATCCTTGTATGGATGGAGATATTATAGTTACCAGCGATCTCCTGGAGTGCCTTGCATACAGCCAGGGCATCCTTATTGACGGTGCTGTGGTAAGGAGCGGACAAACGCATTCTGATAAGCTGATCATAGTGCATTTCCTTTTCTCTCACATAGGTACACAGAGCCTGGCAGATATAGATGTTCGTGAGCAAGTTATATTCTTTCAAGTATGGATACTTCTTTTTCAGCTCAGTATTGATGCAGAAGTACAGCGTTTGAACATCATTGCCAGCCTTACCCAGAAGTTCCACAGCCTTATTACGGAGTTCCATAGTACCCAGCTTCTGGAACTGATCTGCCATCCAGTAGCCTAACTGGATCTTTTCCTCTCTGAGCTGTTTTCTCTCACGTGCAACGTCTGCCACCTTCTGGGTGATGAATTGTGAGGCATTATAGAGCAAACAGAAATCATCCTTATCCAGATCTGTATCCATATACATTTCATTGATGGACTTAAATTCTTCTTCTGTCACCTTGTAATTAACTCTTTGTTCAAATTCTGATCTTAACATGATGTAATAATTTAAAAATTAAACTTGCATTTGATGTGTGTATCTGAAACACAGGTGCAAAGATAGTGTTTTTTATTGAATACACCAAACATTTTTAGATTTATTTTCTATTTATTTTCGATCTGTTTTCTATCAAGTGTGCATAAAACGCTGAAAATCTTAATGTTATAAAAATAAAAATATTATGCGTATGTTATACGCATATTAGAAAATTTTCCTATCTTTGCGGTGTTTAAACAAATTTAAGTAATAATATGAACAAGTTACTCTATCAGAAAGTTAAAGATCAGTGCAAAGACACTGGCTTGTCAGAGGAGTGTCTTAAGGCTTTAACCGAAGCTATCGGTGGAAGTATTGAAGATGATTCGACTGATGAGGAGGCGATCGGCAAAGTAGCAAACCAGATTAAGCAAGTGGCTGTTAGTACTCAGTCAGAGGCTGCAAGGTGGGCGAACAACAAGAAGGATCCAAAGAACAAAAAGGATCAGAAGAAGCAGAAGCCAGCCAACAAGGATGGTGAAGGTGATGATGATGATGATCCAGACGGTGACCAAGATCCACCACAAAATACCGATAACCAGGTTTTGGAGCTTCTTAAGAAACTTGAAAAGCGTATGGATCAATTCGAGGTCGATGGCAAGACCAAGGATCGCCAGAAACTTATCAAGGAAGCGATGGAGAACCACAAGATCCCAGCTAAGTTCCGTGATCGACTTGCAAAGTCTATCGGGGATGATGAGGATATTGAGGAAACCGTCAAGGCTTTCAAACAGGATTTCATTACTGAGGGACTTACTTCTGAGGGAGAACAGAAAAACAAGACAGCAACGGAACAGCAAGTAGATGAAGCTGCTGATGCCTTGCTCAAAAGTATCACTGTTGAATAAAAAAGGTTATTATGAAAGGAACAAAAGCATCTTTCGTAGGTTCAAGACCGATTTTTACAGGCTCTCCTACTATCGTGCCTGGTGGCTTCAATCTGGATAAGGCTAGCCAGAATTTCCGTGTTGGTGACGTGATCCCAGCTGGAACACTGGCTATCTATGATGAGCAGAAGCGCACAGTTAAGGTAGTAAAGACTGCAAAGGTTTTGTCTGTCAAGGGTACAACCGTTACCCTGTATGTTGATGAGTTCTATGAGCCTATCTTCTGTGAAGGCGATCGTGTTGCTAAGGCTGGAGCTATCTCTGGAACCTGGGCGAATGCGGTTACTATCACTAAGGTAGTGAAAACTCCAAACTCATGTGAGATCACTCTTTCTGCTGCTATCAGTGGTTTGGCTGCTGATAACATCATCCAGGAGGTTATTAAGTCTGGTGAAAATGCCGCTGAGATCGGCACAGCTAACGCTGTCCTTATCACTGACACAGATGTTCGCCAGGATGAATCACAGGTAGATGTATGTGATCACACTCTTAACTACAGAATGTTTGAGAGACGTGTACCACCTATTCCAGCTTCCCAGAAGTCTGCTGATGGTAGGGCATTGAAGGGTAATGCCAACGTTCTTCTCACACAGAGTTATTAACATTTAAATTTAAGTACAACTTATGAGATCAATATTTAATGATTTTACGGATCTTGTGAAAGACGGAAAGCCTCTGGATCTCCTGGCTACATGGAAGAAAACCTTCGATAAGGCTAGCGAGAACGAGGCTACACTTTTTCAGAAGATGTACTGTGATACCTGGTGCGACTGGAACACACCTCAGATGTCACTCACAGCTGAGGGTGTGATCGGTAAGTACCACATCCGTTTCATGGCTACACTGATCGGTGATGAATCTCCTACACCTCTCAGACGTGCCGATGGCTTCGACACATGGACTAAGGAGATCCCACGTGTGGGACACAAGTTCCCTATGACTGCTAAGGAGTATCGTAAGATGATGGAGGTGTATGAGAATCCTCATATCTCTGATACGGCTAAGGTTAAGGCTATCGAAAAGACACTTCACGCATCTATGGAGGATGCTTATCTGGGTGTTAAGGATGTTATGGACTTCATCTTGCTCCAGGCATTCAGTAACGATGGTGTGGCTCAGTTTGAGCCAGAGGTAAACAACCCAGGCGGTCGTAAGTTTGAGATCGACTATTGCATGGATGAGGAAAACAAGCTCATTTCAGTCTATAATTGGACTGATGAGAATGTTAAGGCTGGCAAGGTATCGCCTATCCTCACACTCGCTGCAATTTGTTCAAGTCTCCGAAATCGTGGTATCGAGCCAGGTGAGATCTTGATGAGCCAGGATCTTTATTACTGGTTGCGTATGAACCCAGCAACACGCTTGCTTGTTCATGGCTCAGACAAGAAGGATCAGACTGTTACAAAGTCTGAGCTTGAAACTGAACTGGCAGAGAACGAGATCCCTAACATTACTGTTGTTAAGCGCAGAATGGGCATTGATAAGGATGGTAAGCGCAAGACACTTGATCCTTGGGATCATAACTTCATCTGTATCAAGCCAGAGGGTAAGGTGGCAGAGATCCAGCCAGCGATCGAGGATAACCAGTTGATGGAGGAAAAGGATGTGGACTACATCAACGCTGGTAATGGTATCCGTATCGCTAAGTGGCGCACAGGTGAATCTACAGGGCAACAGTCTGCTGAGTACACACAGGGATCTGGTCGTTTGCTTCCTCTGATCACACGTATTGGCGAGATCGCTTGCGTACAGGTTCGTGGCTTCAAGGAGCAGACGATCGAGGGCGCAAACATTGATACTAAATCGTTCGTCACACGATCTGAGTATGGTACTATCGAAACTCTCTAACATATTTTGATATGGGAAAGATTAAATTCGTAACTAAGGTAAAGAAGGTTTTCCGTGACAAGATCACAGGGAACCTTCTCAATCCTGGTGATACTCTCATTATTGAGAATGATACTGCCAGGTTGAATTTGTGTATCAGTAAGGGTGCTGTAGAGCTTGTTTCTGTTGAGACTGAATCCGACAACAAAGGAGGCAACCCTACTAATGTGTGTGTAAATGGTACAGAGTATGATCTGAATAAGGTCAAGGAAGCCCTTTCTGTTATTGGAGCCGCTGTAAATGCTAACGCTGGTTATAACGGTGTGAATAACAAGGTCGCTTCTCTTGCTTCTGATCAGATCGAGGCTCTGGAAGCAGAACTTAATAAGTAATCTCTCATGGGCGCATTAACTAACAAACAGGCTCTCTCTGGTGAACTGGAGCCTTATTCTGTTTCACAGCCCACGATGATGAAAGCCCTACTGGATGCTGGTTTTTCCTCAGAGGATGTAGATGGTGAATACAAACCAGAGGATAAGAGCAAGATCGCAATAGCTGCAATCTATGTATTGAAGAAGCTGATCGTGCTAACCAGCGACAGTCTGGGTAAATCATCCCAGGGCTATTCAGTGGATAAGCTGGAGGATCGTATCAAAGGGCTATGCTCTGAGAATGATCTGGATGCTGATGAGTTCCTGGATGTGCCCACAGTTGAGGATGGATCAAACCTTTGGTAATTATGAGGTGTAACGGAACATTCAGATACACAGCCCTGGCTGGAGGTGAGAAGGATGAGGATACTGGCTTCATTACAGGCTCGGAACCTATCTGGGAGGATGGTATGGAATGCCAGATAGATAAGTCTATTCCAGCATCCAGTTACAGATCGACTGATGGTCAAGCCTTCTTCTACACCTATGATGTATTCATAGATAAGAGCTTTGATGGCAACATTACGATAGGCTCTGAGGTAGAGGTAACGTTTGAGGATGGAAGCACCGAATCTTTTACCGTACAAGGCATAGATAACGCTAACAGAAAATATCTGGAGATATGGGGATAAAATACGTTTCTGGCTACAATCTAATACCAGAAGCTGTAAGAGAGTTCCAGGAGCGTGTTGAAAACGCTACAGTGTATTATTTCTCCTACATGGGAGAGAAACTTGCAAAGTACGCTAAGGAAATGCACAGCTACACAGATCGGACTGGCAATCTTACAAACTCCATAGGGTATGCGGTTGTTAAGGGTGGTAAGATCATCAACACAGGCGGCATGATGGAATCCAGCGAGGCTAAAGCTGCCTCACTCCAGGTGCTCCAGGAGATGATGGATCGGATAAATCACCAGTTTGCCCTGATCATTATCGCTGGTATGGAATACGCTTCCTATGTGGAGGCGAAAGGCTATAACGTCATTATGCCAGCGGAATTGAAGGCAAAGGCAGAAATGCCAGCCGTTATCCAGAGGATCAAGCTGGAGGCATCTATGAAGGCAAAGGAACAATTTGGAATTACTTTATGATTACAGTTGAAGATATTCAGATCAAGGTTTACCAGTTACTCAAAGAGAAACTGAAAGCCGTGAAGCTAACAGGCTCGGTGGACTACACCAGGCACGACTTCACAAAAGAGGATGTGATCATCCTCTCAAAAGGTAGCGAGGGATCCAGTGATCTTTGTGTCGGCTCTATAGTTGTGAATATCCACGTTCCCGACATAAAGCGCAAGAGAAAAGACGGATCCATCCTGTATGATATTAATTTCCCCAGGTTGATGGAGATAAGGACTGCAACGATCGAGGCTCTGAATAGCTACTATAATGCTGAGGAAGGATATAACTGGGTGATCTCACACCTGGATCCAGCCACTAAGGAGCAAGATAAAGATGAGCACTTCTTTCCTGTTTACCTGGAGATCTATATTAGACATAACAAATAATTTAAAATTATAGAACTATGATTTTATCAACAATGGGTATTAAGGCACTCTATTATGCGCCTATCAATAAGGCAGACCCAACCAAAATGCCTACTACAGGCTTCAAGCCTGTGGATGTGTACCAGGATACTTGCACCTTCAAGGACAAGGATCCTACCACAACCACACACAAGAGCGAGACTTCTAACAAGAAGATCAACCAGGTATCCAAGGAAGGAAACGAGCTTGTTTTCTCTATCATGGATCCATCCAAGGCGATCCGTGCGGACTTCGAGGGTGGTAAGTATGATGAAAAAAATAAAACATATACTGAGCCAGAGGTGGCACAGAATATCGAAATGGCTCTGATCGTCCTTCCTACTGCTGGTGATGCACTCCACATTTCATGTGCAAGTATTTCAGCACTTAAGAATACCACTTATTCCTCTAAGGGTATCTCTCTGGAAGATGTGACTGCCACACCTACCTACCCTATTGTTTATTCTGAGGATCTTACTATTCCTGGTGTATCATAAGGAATGTAAGAAAGATGTTTCATAACTACACGGTGTAAAGCCTCCTATCCCCAGGATGGGGGGCTTTCTCTATTTTATTAACACAGTTTTAACAGAATACGTTTCTGTTTTAGCACATATAAACACAAAAAGCTATGAGTGAAGAAAACAAGAAGAAAGAGCTTACCAGGGAGCAAAAGCTAGCGATCGAGGAAAAGGCGATCCAGGCACTCCTTGATATGGGTGTTAAGTTCAGTGTTCCTTTGAAGCTGGAGATCAAGACACAACCAAAGAGAATCAGCTGGTGGAATCGCCACTTTCCTAACCACCAGATCATCTGGCATGATGATCGTTTCCCGAAAGACTGGGATGTGAGTATAGAGGATATTCCAGAAGCCGATCGCCAGAATATGCAAACGGTGTACCTCAGAAGGTTCTATGTTAAACCTCTTTATCTGGGCACGATCGACAGGATCAGAGCCGAATACCTTAACATAGAGTTTGATGAGGAAAAGATCCAGGTTGCTCCAGGAGCTGAGAGTAAGAAGCTGTTTAGGTATATCCCGACAATGGCTAAGATCGCTGCAATGGCTGTGATCAATGACAAGAGGGTGACGGATCCAGAGAATGAGGACGTGAAGGAACTCCAGGCATTCTTTATCGAGCACCTTACCGTAAACACCCTATCACGACTTGTTTCTATCATATCCCAGATGATGAACACCGTGGGTTTTACGAACTCTATTCGATCAATCGTGGAACTTCCACAACCAACAAGACCAAAGCAAAATCGAGTAGAGTAATCGGTTTAAATTCAGCCTGGGGAAACAGAGGTGAGATCTGTAAAAACTATGGCTGGACTTTAGACTATCTGCAATGGCAAATATCCTGGGTGAACGTTCAGATGATCCTGGCAGATGCCGCAAGGTGTCTGGATGAGGATGAGGTGAAAGAACAGAATGTTACCACTAACGAGCTGAAATCCAAGGATGATATTAAGAATTTCATTAAAAACTTCATGTAAGTTATGGATAATATTAACGGTGGTTTAGCGTTTGCGGCAACGCTTGATATAAAGGACTTCAATGTGTCGGCTGACGCAATGAACGCAAGGGTTAAGCAGCTCTCTGATACTACAGCGGCTAAGGCGGCTGAAATGGATCAGTCACTCTTAACCTTTGCGAAAAATGGTGCTGCCTATATTACTTCTTACCTGGTAGGTCAAGGCATGACGAACTTGCTTACGTCTATCGTACAGGTAAGAGGTCAGTTCCAACAGCTGGAGATCGCCTTTGAAACTATGCTGGGGTCCAAGAGCAAGGCACATGAACTGATGCAACAGATGGAGGAAACAGCCGCTAAGACACCGTTTGATCTGGATGGTGTTGCTAACGGTGCTAAACAGCTCCTGGCATACGGTGAGAGTGCTGATAAGGTAAATGATACCCTGGTGAGACTGGGTAACATAGCCTCTGGTTTGTCTTTGCCTCTTAATGATATTGTGTACCTGTATGGTACTACGATGGTTCAAGGTCGCTTGTATGCTGCGGATGTAAGGCAGTTCACTGGTCGAGGCATTCCGCTTGTGAAGGAGCTGGCAAAGATGTATGGTGTTACAGCGGATGAGATTAACAATATGGTATCTGCTGGTAAGATCGGCTTCCCAGACGTTCAGAAGGTTCTTAACAAGCTCACGGATGAGGGAGGTCAGTTCTATAATCTGATGGAGAAGCAATCGAAATCCCTTACTGGTATGATCTCAAACCTGGGAGATACCTGGGATCAAGTACAGGATCATCTGGGAGAACAGAACCAGGATCTTTTTGCTGGAGCCATCAATGCGGCTGGATACTTCCTGGAGCACCTGGAAGATATATTGAAGATGGTGAAGGCTGTAGCGATCGCCTATGGATCGTACAGGGCTGCACTCGTCTTGAATACTATCGCAACAAAGGGCTTCACTGGTGTTGCACTCATTAACAACACTGTAGAACAGAGTAAGATCGCCCTTCTTAAGGTCAGAGCTACACTAACAGGTGAGGTAGCAGCACAGACAGCGGCAATGACAGCGGCAGAGAAGGCACACGTGGCTTCTCTCCAGGCAGAGCTTACGGCTGAGGAACAGGCGAACCTTAAGAAAACTCTGAGGATCCAGGCTATTACGGCTCTCCTTACTACAGAACAGAAGCAATACTTATCTAACTTGAACCTCACTACATCCAGCCAGAGGTATGAGGCAGCAGCTATGGGAGTGCTCTCTGTAGAACAGAAGATGTCACTCCAGAAAACAGAGCTGAATGCCAAGAGTGCCACATATCGTGCGGCTCTGGAGAAAGAGGTACTGGCTAAGCGCAAGGCTACGGAGGCAACGCTGGAACAGCAGAGAGCCGAAGTAAAAGCATCCTATGCCAAGCTGGAAACAGCCAAGAATGCGGCTATAGCATCCGCTCAGAGTGTGGAGGCGGCTAAGTACGAAGTTTATTGGGCTGAGAAAAGTGGGGATGCTACCAAGATCGAGACCGCACAGAAACGTCTGGCTACAGCGCAAGACCAGGCAGCAGCCAGCAGAAAGGCAGCTCTGGCAGCACAGACCCAGTTCTACACTGAGAAGAAGAACCTGGAGACAACAGCCAGCAAAGCATCTACAGCGGCAACAGCGGCAGACAATGCGGCTAAGGAAGCCCAGGTGGTGGTCACTGGTACAGCTACAGCGGCTACAAATACCTTCACTCTCGCTGTGAAGAACCTCTGGAAGGCATTTAAGGCGAATCCTCTGGGATGGATCATCACTCTGGCTGGTATCGCTTATTCAGCTTTTGAAATGCTCAAAGGATCTGAGGAAGAAACGGACACTGTAACCCAGCAGCTCACTGAGCACACCAGAAAAGCATCTGATGAGTTCAATGCCCAGGCTGCAAAGATTGATGCCCTGGAAGCACAGATCCATGATGAGAACCTATCAAACTCCAAGAAGATAGAACTGATCGGACAGCTGAAAGCGATCATCCCTGGATATAACGCTGAGCTATCCAAGGAAGGTAAGATCATCAATGAGAATACGGCAGCTATCACAGCCTATCTTACACAGCTTGAAAAGCAGATCAAACTTAAGGCGGCACAAGAGGATCTGGAGGCAGCATACAAGAAGAAAAGACAGCTTGAAAAGCAGCAGAAGAAGCAAGAAAAGGATGCTAAGAATGCTGATACATCAAGAACAACACTATATAACAACGCTGGTGCTTTCATTCCTACACCTATCGTGGGAGCCAAGGAATCTGGTGATGCACATAGCAAATTGAACCAGACAAAAAAGGATCTGGCAGAAACAAACGCTACGATCGAAGAACTAAAGACTGAGATCAGAACCACTACTGTTGCTACAGATAATGGTACTAAGAAGATCCAGACTTACGGACAGCAAGTAGCCAGTGTTCGATCACAGATCGCCCGATTAAACCAGGAAATCAAGAATGCCAGATCTGGAAAGGTCAAGCAGAATAACCTGGCAGAATATATCGCAAATAAGCAGAAGGAGCTACAGGAAGCCCAGTCAAGGCTCACAGCACTCACTGGAGACAAAGGCGGCTCTGGTGGAGGTGGAGGCGGTCACACTGGCGGTGGCAGCAACACTACAGAGAAGAAAACCTTTGATGAGATCATGGCTTACAAGCGTAAGCAGTATGAACTATACTACCAGTGGCAGCAGAACCTGGGCAAGGATGTAGCTGATAAGAAATTCGCTGATCTGATCAAGTCTGGTACATCCTTCCTGGCATGGGTAAACGGACACATCAATGCCCTTAAGGAAGCAAAGGCTAAGCGTGGTTTATCGGATGAGGAAAACAGCGATCTTAATTCCCTTATGGTTCAGAGGGATGAGCTGATGGGAGTAAAGTCTGCGATGGATGCCTTCAAGGATAGTGTGGAGGCTGCAATCTCCAAGGCTTCCAGCCTGGATGAAAAACTCCAGGCTATAGCTGATGCCAAGGATAAGCTGAGTAATGGAGGCTACGGCTTGAACCCAGAAGATAAGCTCCAGGGTGCAATATTCCTGGAGGATAAGCAGAAGGCAGCAGATCAAGAGGTGGCTAAAATGGTAGAGCAATACCAGGACTACACCCAGAAGCGACTGGCTATCGAAAAGGAGTTTGATGCTGATATTTCACTCCTGGAGAAGAAGCGAACCAAAGCAAAGGCTACAGGCAACACCGATGAGGCGGATAAGCTAACTGGAGCCATAGCACAGGCTACAGCGGCTAAGGGTAAATCTCTTATGGCTGTAGATCTTGAACAGCTTAAGGCAGATCCAGACTACATCAAGGCATTCGAGAACTTGAATGATGTTTCAGTTGAAACCCTGGAGAAGTTGAAGCAAGAGTTTGAGAGTGCCAAGCAAACAGCGGCTGAGAGCTTGAACCCAGAAGATCTGAGGGAGTACACAAGCACCATCCAGGAACTTACTGATGAGATCAACAACAGAAACCCTTTCTCTGCCCTTAAGAAGGCTAAGGAGGATCTTAAAACAGCCGATGAGGAACTGAGACAGGCAGAGCTGCGAGTTACCCAGGCACAGACTAAATTCGGTAAGGGATCCAAAGAGGAACAGGCAGCACTTGAAAACCTCAGACAGGCAAAGGATAAGCAGATCAAGAAGAACAGACAGTACCAGGCAGCTGAGAAAAGCGTTACTGGTTCCATCAAGGATCTGTGTGACAACCTGGATCAAGTTGGTTCTACGATCGGTGGCACTGTTGGCGAGGTCGTTTCTCTGATCGGTCAGATCGGATCTGTAACGATGGCTTCCATCCAGGGCTTCGAGACAGCAGCAAACGCTTCATCCAAGGCGATCAGCACTCTGGAGAAAGCATCCGTGATCCTCACTATCATTTCGTCAGCTTACCAGATAGCCAGCAAGATCATTTCCATCTTCTCAGATGATGATGGTGAAGCGGCTTATCAGAAGGCGAAGGAAATGTATAAGAGCTATATCCAGGTTCTGAATGATGTGATCGACAAACAGAAGGAACTTGTTTCCACTCTGGATGCCAAGAACGCACAGAACTCATACGAGTATGCCAAGAGCCTGTATGACAAGCAAGCCGAAGCTGCAAGACAGATGGGTAAGGACTACCTTAACTCTGGAGCCAGCAAGGGATTCATGGGAATTGGATCAAAATCCTCTCATGGTGTAAAACAGCGAGAGAATATGAGTTCAGAAGCCTGGGGACAGCTTGACGAATGGGCTAAGGAAAATAATGTCACACAACAGATCTTGAATAGCATTAAAAGTGGTCGTATGACAGGCTTGTTTGATCTCACTATCGAACAGATAATGACTTTGAAGGAGCAAGCACCTCTTTTCTTTGCTAAATTGGATTCAGACACACAAGACTACTTGAATGATCTGGTAGGTGTCAAGGATGCCCAGGATGAGCTTCTTAAAACTCTGAATGAAGGCATTACTGGTGTGGACTTTGATTCGGTGGGTGATGATTTCCAGGATATGCTTACGGATATGGATTCAGATGCAAAGACTATGCTCCAGAACCTATCTAAGAGTTTTTCTGAAATGATGCGCAAATCTCTGATCCAGCAGATGTATAAAGCCCAGTATAAAGATCAACTGCAGAAGTGGTACAATATGTGGGCTGATGCAATGAAGGAAGGTTCTGATGGTGGCACTACGATCACAGACAAGGAACAAGAGGCACTTGATTCCCTTAAGAACAGCATCATCCAGGGCGCAACGGATGCGGCTCAGAAGATCAATGAGCAGTTTAAAACAGCTGATGATGTTCTGGATGAGAGTTCTCTGGAGGGAGCCGTGGCTTCACTATCTGAGGAAACAGGATCAAAGATAGCTGGTGCAATGAATGCAACCAACATCAACCTGGCAGATCTTACAGAGGTAGCCAGGAACCAGCTGATCTACCAAGCTCAGACAGCTCACAATACAGAACTGATCCACCAGGAAATGGTAGGATTAAGAAACGATTTTAAAAAACTTCAAAATAACGGCTCTCTCCTATCACAGGGGATCGCCTAAAACATCAAGATTATGGATACAAATATGGTTCTTTATCTGCCTTTCGATGATCCAGAAGGATCAAAGGCTTATGATTTCTCTCAGTACAGGAACGATGCTGAGCTTTCTAACGGTGCTGGATTCACTAAGGATTCAGCACACGGCAAGGCTCTGGCTCTCAATCTTACAGGAGAATGTTCTACAGTGACAGCGATTCCGCTATCAGAAAACTTCACTCTCATGTGCTATGTTAAGAGTACCACAGATCTTGTATGGCTTATTAATTACAGCGGACTGGAGAACTACAGACAGGGCTTCATCAAACTGTCGCTGGCGAACAGAACGACTGGTTATATCCAGTTAGTTTTCGTGAAGGAAGGCAAAACCCTTAAGGTCTATGCAGAAAACCAGCTCCTGGATGTGGTAAGCCTTCCAGACGGATCTCCTACAGGCTTTACGCTGAATGATTACAACCTGGCTGGCAGTGAGGCACAGGTGGATGACCTCAAAGTGTTCAACAAGGCTATGTCTTTCACAGAGATCAGAGCTGCCTCTAACTACCAGACGGATGTAGAATACTACATCAACGGAAAGAACTTCAAGGACTTTGCCGTGGAGGTGTCTAAATCTGCTGGTCTGGTTGGTGGTCTTGCTAAAAAGTCAAGTCTGGAAGTGGACTGGGACGATTACCACGGCACAGTCAAGGATACCTCTAACCCAAGATACAAGGACAGGACGATCACGCTGCAATGCTTCATCCAGGCTTCCAGCAGATCCCAGTTCGTTACCAGAGTAAGAGAGTTCTTCAACGAGTTTGAAGGAGGTGGTACTAAGCGTTTCGTGTGTGAGTATGATGGAGATGCAAAGCCGCTTGTATATGAGGTCACACGTGAGGATGAAGCCGATCCAGATAAAACCTGGGGCAAGTACAACGAGGGCTTGATGGTTGGAACCTTCACCTTAAAGCTGGTAGAGTACAACCCAGTTAAGCGAGTGCTCAGACACATAGGTTCAATAGCTAACACTGAATGTGTTATCGACTTTTCAAGTTATAAGATGGTTGATATTTACTGGGGCGATGGCAGCATGACACCTAACGTGTCTGGATCCAAGCAGCATCTGGTACACAATTATCCACAGCCAGGACAGTACGATGTGATCATGGCTGGTGTGATCGAGGATATAACTGATTTCAGTACTAACGATATTGTTATATGGGACAATTTACATTAATCAAACGCAATGGCACAAGGATTCCTCTGAATAAGAGGATTCCTTTCTGTGCCGTCAAGACAGCTCAGCAAAGCCGATCACTTATGGCAGATGATACCGTCACACTGGAGGTGGTATCAACCTTTCTGATCGACTTTGAGAAGGGCGATAAGATCAAGATAGATTCCGACTGGTACACCATCCGTACAACTGTGGATCGTACCAAAAACTCAGAGGATCAGTATAACTATTCTATCACTCTGTATGGTTGCATCTATGATCTTATGAAGGTGATGTTCCGTGATACAGACGTAAACGGAAGATCCACCTCTCTAACCTTCGATCTTACCTATTCCATTAAGGATTTCGTGAAGGTGATCATCTACAACATGAACAGAGACTACCCTGGCGAATGGGTATTTGATGATAAGGACTGCCCAGAAACCGAGCCTAAGACGGTAAGTTTCTCTTGCCAGAACTGCCTACAGACACTACAGAACGAATGCAAGGACTTTGATGTGGACTTCCAGATCACTACAGATAAGGATGGTATCCACCATATCAAGATCGGTAAGTTCGGATCTGTAGTAACTCCACCGAATGGTGAAAAATACTTCCAGTGGGGACGTGGGCATGGTCTTTTCACTCTGGTGGAAGGTAAGGTGGATGATAAGGCGATCATTACCAGAATGTATGGTGAAGGTGGAACCAATAACATTCCAACAGCCTACAGAGATTATTCTGAAAGGCTCCAGCTTCCTTATCCACAGAGACTGAATAAGCATGATCATAAATTATCTGATGGTACGGTCGTAAAAGCTAAAACGATGCAGATAGGCTGCACAGATGATAATAAGCGATACATAGAAGATACGGATCTGAGCAAGAAGATCGGTGTGGAGGAAGATGCCATCCAGAACGATGAGATTTATCCTAAGCGAACAGGAACAGTAACAGCTCTGGGTGATGATGTCTATACCTTCATGGATGATACAATGGACTTCGATCTGAAAGCATCCAACAGCAATGGAACCACATACCTCATAGATGGAACCTCTGCCAAGATCACGTTTATCACAGGTCGTTTGGCTGGTCGTGAGTTTGAGCTACATGATTACGATCACAGCGCAAAGAAATTCATCCTTAAGCCATATAAGGATGCACGTGGGCTTGTGTTCCCAACAAGCAACACTACAGCCTTCCAGATCAAAGAAGGAGATCAGTATAAGATCACGGATATAATCATGCCAGATTCTTATATAGAGGATGCTGAGGAAGATCTTTGGTTCTATGTATATGACAAATTCCTACAAGCTAAACAAGCCAGGGCACAGTATGCGCTTACTTTCTCCAGAAGCTATTTTATTGAGAATATGCCAAAGGATAGCGATAGCTGCCTTTTCACTCCTGGTGATTACGTTCCTATCAAGGATGAGCGTTTCAACCTGGAGAAGAATATCCGTATCCAGAAGGTTGAGAGGAACCTGTTACTGAGACACGACTACACTCTGACTATTTCCGACACGGCTACAATAAGCATCATAAACCAGGCTGTTATCAACGTACAGAAGCATGACACGATCCTGGAGGCAAACCGACTTAAGGATCTTACCAGGGCAAAGTATGGCTGGAGAACTACAGAGGAACTGAGAAACATGATCTACGATCCAGACGGATATTTCGATACTGACAACATCAAGCCAAACAGCATAGACACTAATATGCTCACTGTAGGCTCCAAGAGCCAGCAGTTTGTTCTGGCAGACGTGATCATGCAAGCGAACCTGGGTGGTGATCCTAACCTTTTCAAGGCTACATCTGGAACACTTTGCCATCTTTCGATCTCAGACACGGATATTAGGTACTGGAAGATAGCTGCACTGGAGGCTACCTTATCAGAGGCTGGAGGGTATTATCTCTTTGCCAAGTGCTCCAAGAAAGGAGATACAGGATCCTGGTATCTAACCCAGGAACAGCTTAAGTTTGAGCCTACATCCGATCCGAATAACTACTACTTCCAGGTGGGAGTTCTTTCTTCTGTGTATGATGCCAGCTGGAGAGATTTTGTAACTACATACGGCTTCACACGTATAAATGGCAACACGATCACTACTGGTAAGATCGTCACTTCTGATGGATATTGCTACCTGGATCTGGATGGCAACAAGTTCAGAATGGGAGATAAGCAGTCTTATATAGATTACAACGTCCAGCAACGAGGACAGATCACGCTTCATAACGTAAGGCTCCTATCCACATCTGGAGATTCTTCTGAGATCGGTGTGTTCCGTGGCGAATACAACGCATCCTATGTGTACTATAAGGGCGATGAGGTTACTTACACGAACAATGGAGTGACAGCCACATACAGATACATCTACAGCGAACCTACTAAGGGCTATGCTCCTACTATGGGAACCTACTGGCAGTGTATTGCCAAGGGTAAGGATGGAGAAGCTGGCGAAACACCAAAGATCGGAGATAACGGAAACTGGTGGATCGGATCTGTAGATACAGGTATCAAGGCAGAAGGTGTGGATGGCAAGGGTGTTAATATCCTGGGATCCTATGACAGCGAGGCTGAGCTTAAGGCTGCACATCCTAAAGGCTCACCTGGTGATGCTTATATCGTGGCTGGAGATCTATACAGCTGGGATGATGTTCACAAGGTGTGGAAGAATGGCGGTCGTATCAAGGGTGATGCTGGCGATACTCCTTACATTATGAATGGTTACTGGTGGATCGGAGCCACTAACACAGGTGTCAAGGCTAAGGGTGAGGATGCTGTGATGTATGAGATCCTTCCTAGTGTTCGCATCTATTCAGATACGATGGTGGCGGCTGGCGATTCTCTGAGAGTGTCGCTTAACAAGATCACTGGTTCAAACACAGAGAACTTAACATCCCTTCCAAAGGGATTCTCCTTAACCCTGTTTGGATATGGAACCGATCACATAGGTAAGCCTACATCAAAGGCGATCTCTCTTGATACCTCATACAGGCTGAGTGATCTGAAAACGTCTCTTAAGGCGAATATAAGCCTGGAGGTGGTTCTGGCTGGCACAAACCAGGTGATCGTGACTAAGATCTCAATGCCATACGTCAAGGATGGAGAGAAGGGAACACCAGGCGCACCTGGTGAGGATGGAAGAACCAGTTATACCCACTTCAAGTATTCTAACGATGGTGGTTTGTCTTTCACTGGCAATAATGGAGAGGAACCAGGATCATACCTGGGACAGTACACAGACTTCGAGGAAATGGATAGCAGTGATCCAACGAGATACACCTGGGCACTGATCCAAGGAGAAGCAGGAAACAGCGGTGTTGATGCTGCTGCAAGTTCTTACTTTGAGTGTAGGTACGCTAAGAACGGATCTACGGTTGAACCTCCTTCTCTCGATGCAACAGCCCTGGAGCCTACAGGATGGAGCCTACAGATGCCAAGTGTCGGAAAACTGGAATATCTCTGGATGAGCATGGCACAGAAAAGTAAGCTGGTAGAGCAAACCTATTGCCATATACCTTTCACGGCTAAGGACGGATGCAAGGATATAACTGGTAACTATGCCACTGAGCTAGGTTCTGGCGGCTCTATAGTCACTGAGGGTGATCGTCAGTATTTGAGCCTTCCAGATAATTCAGATCTGAGAATAAAGTATGATCTTCCTTTTGGGGAGAACTTCACAATCTTCTTCTGGTTCAAGACAGATCAGAAGAAGATCGGATGGGCTATCCAGGATGCCTCCTTCACTCTCAATATGAAGGAAATGGATGTGAAGCCTGGAACATGGATGCACCTGGCATTCAGATTCAGTGATCGCACCGTTTCATGTTTTCTGAATGGTGTAAGACAGGCAACGGCTTCTCTTAACAAGAAGCTGATCGGCTTCACGATCTATGATAGCAATATGTATGCAAGCGCAAACTGCTATGATGAGTTTAGGATGGTCAATGGTGCTCTGGCTGATGTGGATATTGTCAAGGTGTACCAGGATAAGGCAGATAAGCTGCTTTCTAATTGGAGTGTGCCTACACGTATTTCTCCTTACGATGGCAAAGATGGAGTTTCTATCATGGCACGTTATTCATCCGACAAGCAGAACTGGCATACATCATTCCAAACTGGAGATCAATGGATGCAAACATCATCCGATTCTGGCAAAACCTGGGGAGAGGCTTGCAAGATCGTGGGCGAAGCTGGTACGAACGGAAAGTACACAGATTATTCATTCGCTACTTCCAAGGATCTCACGACTAAAGATGTGTTCACTTCACCAACGATCTACACAACGTGGTCGGATGCACCTGTAGCTACTACCAAAGATTATCCTTATCTCTGGATGAAGGTGGTAGAGGTTGATTCCAACGGAAAGAAATCACAGGCACGTTACACCAGACTTACAGGCGATCCTGGCAAGGATGGTGTTGATGGTGTTGATTCCAAGTATATCTATCTGAGGGGTACAGGAATGAACAGAATAGCAGACGGACAGGTTACGATCTACAACGGAACCAAGACAGAGACGATCACTTGTGCCACCAGAGGCTTAACACTGGTAAGGGTGGATCGTTCTTCTCTGGCTGTGCTGGAAACGTACAAATGTGACACATACAGCAATGTAGATTCCACGCTGACTGCATTCGCCAAAAAGATCAAGGCATATAACTCTGAATGTTTCATTTGCATGGTGAGCTATGATGCTGTAGCCTGGAATGATAGCTTAATAGATGCTCTTAAGTATTGTGGAGGAACTGATCTCAATAACAGGGCACAGGGTCGTTATCCTTTCGCATTCCTGGGAATACCTGGCATGGCACAAGGTTACGCACAGATGATCCAAAGCTCTGATTCTTCCAGTGCTCCCTATGCTGAGATCTCTGCTTATATCGCTAACAGGATGTTCGCTACTGCCAAAGCTGTAGAAGAAACCTGTAGGCTTGATCTCTCTAACGAGAATGAAACCGTTACTTGCGATTCAAGCGGTAAGGTGATCGGCTCCATCCAGGGAACCCAGGCTACTCTCTATAAGGGATCCTCGGTAGTATCTGGTGTATCCTATTCTTGTTCAGCAAGCGGATGTAGTTGTAGTTTCAGTTCCTCTACAGGAAAGGCTACTAACATAGAAATGAGCGATAATAAGGCTACACTTACGATCTCATGTACTTATGATGGTGTTACTTATTCGGCTGTATATACTATCTCTAAGGTATATCCTGGAAAGGATGGATCGGATGCCGTATCACGATTCCTGGAGCTATCATGTACCAGTGTCAAGGTTGATAAGAGTGGAAATGTATCTCCTTCACAGATCATTGCAAAACAGATGAAACAGGTAGGTGGTAAGGCTCCAGAAAACACAACAGACTTGTATCTGGTAGGTCTTGCATCATCCAAGAGTACAGCGACACAGCTTAAGGCGAAGTCTATCACGATCAACGTATCAAGCTCAGATACATGGGTGGATTTCACACTTAAGGATGGATCTGGCAACGTATATGACACAGAGCGTGTCCCTGTTGTCAAGGACGGCAAGGATGGTACAAACGGCAAGGATGGTACAAACGGCAAGGATGGTACAAACGGCAAGGATGGTATTGATGGAAAAGATGGTAGGGACGGAACTGATGGCTATAGCCTGGCTCCTATCTATCGTGGAGAATATTCAGCATCCAAGACTTACTACGGAACACAATACCGTGTTGATATTGTCAAGTACAATGGTATCTATTACGTGGCACGTGTCGATGCTGGAACCTTCTCTAACGTGGCTCCTACTAACACATCCAAGTGGAACCCTTTCGGTGCTCAGTTTGAGAGCATAGCAACAAACTTACTCCTGGCTGAGGGTGCTAATATCGGAGACTGGTTTTTGTCTGGAGGTAAGATCGTATCTACACTGAGCACTACATCAAGCGGTAAGATCACTCTTGATGCAAAGGGAGGTTTGATCCAAGTGGAGAGTGCTACATCTGGTGGAGATCACTCACTATACACAAGCATGGGTGCTAAGATCACTCTTGATGCAAATAGAGGTGTAATACAGGCTACTGCAAAAAATGCGCCAAGCTATTCAACAGGAACCGCTTATATGTCACCATCTGGAATATTCGCTAACATGGCTGGAACCGATTCCATATCAGCATCAACAGGAAGAACGCACAGAAGTGCTATCGTGGGTCTCGGATTCGCTAATGTATCTAAGTCTGCTTATGAGCTTAACGCTGATGAAACGCTTGTAGCTGGTGTATATGGTAGAGCTGATAATCAGGGCACAGCTCCAGCATACGGAGGATATTTCTGGGATCTTAAGGCTTGCGGACTGATTCTTAACACTAAGTTTATTTCTGATAATTCAACATATAGCGAGCGATGTCTTTCTAAAAGTGTATCATTCGTGATCGGATTGTGTAACAAGAATGTAGTTAAGGATGTCTATCTTCCAAACGACACGAAGAATGGCAGAATAATAAAGTTCAAGCAGATGGGAGCTGGATTGATGCGTGTTCGACCGATGTCTGGGCAGCATATCTACGATGATACCAGTGAGAATTATTACTATGATTGTGGTGAAGGTGAATGCCTGGAGTTTGTATTTGGAATTTGGGTAAAAGGTTCAACTACCACTAATGTATGGACTGTAAGTAAGTATAAATTTTTTTAAAGTTATGAAGTTACTAGGTCAGATTAATGAACTCGGTTTCCTGGAGGGAAAGGAAGTATCAGACTACTGCCAAAACTACCAGGGAACTGATGGGAAGATCCACCAGAAGATCATTACTGCAGAAGATCAGGCAAAGGATCTCCTTATCCAGGGCTGGAAGCCTGTGGATGATATTGATGAGAGCAAGCTGGAATGCGAAGAAGGCTATATAGTTAGAGCCATCCCTTATGATGCTGGTGATCATATCGCATTCAAGTATGAGAAGGTTCCAGATGCTCAGATGTACAAACGCAAGATCCAGGATCTCAAAGATGAGCTTTCTGGATCGGACTACAAGATCACGAAGTGCTACGAAGCATCCCTTATTGGGTACGAATTGCCTTACAATCTCCAGGAGCTTCACAAGGTTCGCCAGGAGCTGAGGGATCGGATCAATGGTCTGGAGAATGTTTTATCACACATACAAAATCAATGAGCTGGATAACTGAGAGCAACAGGCAGAAGCATTTCTGGTATGCCATACCATGTGGCTTCTTGCTTACTATTTTGTTCGTGGCTGGTTTGGCTGCTGGTATGGAGTTCAAGGATAAGTCTTACGGAGACAAGTGGGACTGGCTTGATTTCCTGGCTACGATCCTGGGTGGTCTGGTAGGACAGATCATCCAGGGCATAGCCCTACTTTTAATGTGGAAAGGAGGTGTAATATAAGATTTTTGGTAGATATTTGTATAATTAATCTTAATTGATGCGTATCTCATACGCATTTTTTGTATATTTGCAGCAGAATAAGAATTATAAACATCAAACACGTTTAATCGTATGGATGAAGTAAAGAGTATCCGCATCCTTTCACACGGAAAGGTAGAGGATCTGAAAAAAGGCTTCAAGTTAGAGGATGGAAGCAGTTTCAGTGTGTTTGTTCGCCAGAAGAAGATCAACACAATGGATTCAAACGTTCTTCTCACTTGCAAGCTGATCGGTGATAAAGGCGCAAGCCCTTTGCCAGTTCCTATTGGTGACTGGTCTCCAGCTATGATAACAGAGATTTCCCCAGGTGCTATCTCGCTGGATGAATATGAAGTTTACTGGGGATCTGGTAAGGTATTCTAAATTATAATAACATGGGTTTAATTTTAGGTAGTGGTAGCGGAACAAAACCACAGTTCCCTTATGATATGTGGTATGGTGTTCAGCACGACAACACAAGCAAGGACTACAAGTTGAAAAGAGTGGGCAACCTGGAACTGCATAAAACTTTGCCGCTCCAGAACCGAATGAAGCGTTTCGTGGAAAATGAGGATGGTACAGTCAAGTACTACCTTCATCCTAACGATTCTCGCTTAACAGAAGGTGGAGCTAAGGCGATCCTGGATGGATCTGATGGTAATGTGATGCTGGAGCTTCCAGAGTTCTATTTCCGTCTGGAGATCAATGGTACATCATGGATCTATGCTATCAGTGAGTATCCGCTTCCAGGTTTCACTAAGGTAGAAAGACAAACGATCTCTCCTTGGTTTGCTACTTATGACAACGTTCAAAAGAAGCCTGTATCGGCTTCCTTCCTTACATGGGATGGCGATAATGTGAAGCGAGATTCAGACGGTCTGCCTGTTTTCTCTGCTAATGCCGCTAATTGCCGTGGTGGTAGCAATAACTCTTCATGGGATGGAACATACAGAAGTCTGATCGGTATGGGTCGTACCTCGGTAAACAAGAACACTGTGCGTGGATGGTGTAACGCTGTAGGTAATGGTATCCATCATGGAGCTGGTAGAGCTTACAACACGATCAAGTGGTTCCAGCGTATCGAATACGCTTCAATGTACAACCAGGATGCTTACACGGCTCAGCTTACAGATGAGGGCTATCACCAGGGAGGTCTAGGATCTGGATGCTCTTGTGATGGTGGTCAGTGGAACACTCACAACGGATATAACCCTTTCATTCCTTGTGGTGTCACGCTTCCACTTGGCAACAACACAGGTAAGGTATCCTACACCGTTAAGAACTGGGCTGGTGGTGGCACAGATAAGGTATTCCAGGTCACATCATACCGTGGCTTTGGTGTTCCTTTTGAGTATCTTTGGATGTTGTCAGATGATTTCCTGGTATATTATGGCGAAAGCGAGAGCACGCTGTATGTATGCAAGGATCCTTCTAAGTTCACCTCTCACTCTGATTCTGCTACTACGGTTCCAGAAGGATATGAGGCAGCTGTATCACTGCCACGTGATGAAGGATATGGACTTGTAGAGGGAATTACCAGCTACGGCTTATCTGCTGTTAGTAAGGTTGGTGGTTCACCTACTACAGGTAATACTGATTACTTCTGGAGGAATACTACAGTAGGCTGGTGGGGTGCTCTGCTCGGTGCGGCTGCGCTTAGTGGTGTGAATGCTGGGTTCGGCTGTCTGAATGCGAATGCTCGCTCCTCGACTTCGAGTGCGTATCTTGGGTTCCGCTTGTGCCGAAATTAAAAAATAAGGCACGGAAAGTTCGGTGTGCGGATCGGCACGGCTTCGACCTGGCTGCAAAGTACACTGAACTTTCAAGGCATTTCAGAAAAAATCAGAATTGAGAAAATAAAGTAAAAATATACACGGTGGCGATCTCCAGGGGTGCTCTGCTCGGTGCGAATGCGAATAATGGTGCGAATGCTGGGTTCGGCTATCTGAATGCGAATAATCGCTCCTCGAATTCGAATGCGAATATTGGGTTCCGCTTTTACCGTGATTTCTAATTTAATAAAGATATTGTAGGAGTTTCGCCACCCTACCACACAGGATCCACTGGCACGTCTGGTGGATGGTAAAATAATATATGATGGATAATAAAGCTGTGCAAGTAAGACAATGGGGTCACAAAGCTCAGAACAACGTCCACGGCACTAAGGATAATAACAAGGTGATCATCCCTTATGTGTACCAAGATTTCGATGATGTAGGCTATTACATAGGTAATACTGGTAAGCTGCTTATATCTCCTACTGCAAAGATAAGAAACGTATATCCTCTGATATATTCAACAGAGAATTTGATATTATCTCAGTACACAGCACAGAAGGGTAAGAAGGATCGCACAGAGATAGATGAGTTCAATGAGAACATCAACGAAAATCTACAGATTCTGTATGTGATCCTATCTGAAAAGACTTACGTTCCTGGTGAATATAAGGTGAAGGAGATACACGATCCAAAAGATCGTATCATTATGATAGCACCTTTCTTTCCAGATCGTATCATTCACCACTGCGTGATCAACGTGTTAAGCCCTTTCTGGACGCACATTTTCATAGCCAACACCTATGCTTGTATCAAAGGTAGAGGCATTCAGAAATGCGCTGATGATGTAGGTAAGGCTCTCATGCTTGATTTCGCTGGTACACAGTTCTGTCTGAAAACTGACATTACGAAGTACTATGACCACATAGATCATGCTGTATTGAAGGCTATCCTAAGATACACTATAGATGATGAAGATCTCCTGGAGCTGCTGTTTAAGATAATTGATAGTAACGGTAAAAATGTAGGTTTGCCTATTGGCAATTTCACAAGTCAGTATCTGGCTAACATCTACCTGGCATACTTTGACCACTGGGTTAAGGAAGAACTTGCCAGGATGGTTAAGCAGAAGTTCGGTTGCAAGATATACTATTTCCGATATATGGATGATATGGTATTCCTGGCAGAAACCAAAGAAGCACTCCAGTTTGTCCTGGATATGGCTGGTTTGTACCTGGGAGCTGAGCTTCATGTGGAATTTAAGCACACATGGCAGATCTTTCCTGTAGATGATCGCTCTATCGACTTTGTGGGATTCAAGCAGAACCACTATAATATTCTGCTGAGAAAGACGATCCTTCTTAAGTTCTACAAGAAACTGGAGGAAACTCAGAAGCACTATCTCATAAAGAACGAAGAGGACATCAAGCACCTATTTCCATCCGAATATGGCTGGATCATTAAGTGCTCGGAGCAACACAAGAATTTCATATTTAATAAATGTATAAATTATGGAAACATTAAGATTGAAAACAGGGCTGATCTCTGTAGATAAGCCACAGGTGATTGATGATCTGAAAAATGGTCAGAGTACGTTCAACTACAACCATAACATCAAAGAGGTTGAGGTGGAACAGAATGCTAGTAACACAGAGGCTGGCGAAGGTGAAGGCTCAGAGCCTAAGAAGGTAAAGAGCTGGCAGTATGACAGCTTGCGTGTTGAGTATCCTCGCACAGGTAACAACATCCTTGAAACGCTTCTCACTGAGAAGTACCCACAGGATCAGCAGCAGAAGCTGATGAATGACTACCAGGCTGCACAGCTTGGTATCCTGGAGGATGAGGAAGCCGATAATGCGATTGCATCCTACAAGGCATTCTTGCAAGATCGCAAAGCTATCAAGGCGATGGTTAAGGCAGATTGTGTAACGTATGGCATTCCAGACAGCATCTAATTAAGTATATGGAGATAGAAGATTTTGTCGATGAGGAAGGAGGAAGCCAGGCGGATCTTTTCTGCTGTGAGTTCACCAGCATAGATGTAGTGATCAACAAGGTAAAGGTTTTCACTGGTGCTATAAACAAGAACACAGAGAATGGAGATCGCTGCCTGGTAGCCTATGCTCCAGATTCCAACAACCCTAACGATGTGGAACCAGCATCCGCTTTCTTCACTGAGAGCAAGAAGCTAAAGGAACTATTCCTTAACCCTAACAGGAAGTTTCCGTTCCGTGTAGTGATCAAGGTTGTTAGATATGGAGAGAACGCTGGCTTTAAAATGTTTTCTCCTTCCAGTCCTATCACCAGGGATGATGAAGATAATCTCAGATTCTATCAACGCTGCAAATTCAAAAAGAACAGATAGAGCCTATGAATTCATTATTAATTGGTGTGAGAATGGAGCTTATCATTATAGTGATAGCCTGTTTTATCGTATTGCTTGCTATGGCTATAGATCTTGCCTCTGGTCTGGCTAAAGCTAAGGTCAGAGGTGAGATAAGATCTTCCTGGGGATTGAAGCGGTCGCTGATCAAGTTCATCACCTATGAAGGTGGTATGCTAATAGCGGCTGGTATAGATTTGCTGATCTTCTTATGTAAGGTCATGGCACTAGTCCACCTGGAGATCCTGGAAGGCATCCCTATAGTTACTTGCATGGTCGGAATATTTCTTCTTGTTGTGGAGTGGCTATCGGTGCGAGAGAAGGCAGACGAGAAAACTAAAACAGAGTTCTCACGTGTTGAGAAGATCGCAAAGACGATGGTAAGCAGACAGGAGCTTGTGGATGTGCTTACAGAGGCACTATCCCAGGCAAGTAATAACAAATCTAAAGATTAAGGTTATGAAGATACTTATAGACAATGGTCATGGTGAAGAAACACCAGGTAAAAGATCACCAGATGGTCTTTTCCGAGAATACAAGTATGCCCGACAAATAGCTGAGGAAGTTGTGAAGCAGCTCCAGGCTAAGGGATATGATGCACAGCGTATCGTTCCAGAGAATAACGATGTATCTCTGGCTGAGAGGTGCAAACGTGTGAATGCCACCTGTGATAAGATTGGAGCTGGCAATGTGATCCTGGTATCAGTTCACGTGGATGCCGCTGGCAATGGTCAGTGGATGAATGCCTCTGGCTGGAGTGCTTTCACGTCACGTGGTCAGACTAAGGCAGACGTTCTGGCTGATAGCCTCTATGATGCTGCAAAGAAGATTCTGGTAGGAAAGAAGATCCGCACAGACTACTCTGATAAGGATCCAGACTTTGAGGCTGGCTTCTACATCTTGAAACATACCAAGTGCCCAGCTGTGCTAACAGAGAACTTTTTCCAGGATAACAAGGATGATGTGTCCTGGCTGTTGTCACTTGAAGGCAAAAATGCTATCGTGAAGGTTCACGTGGATGGTATCATTAATTATATCAAGGATCATGGAAAATAAGATCAGAAGAATACTTAACAAGTGCTTTCCCTTCATTCTTATAGCCTTTCTTATTGCTTGTACGTATGTGTATAGGCAGACGAGGGAAACCAGGAAAGAAAATGCCAGGCTCGAAAAGAACCAGGCAGCACTTCTGGATTCAGTCAGACACAGAAAGACTGATACAGGTAAAGATGTGGCATCCGTACAGAGTGTGACGGTGAACAATACTGAGCTGAAAGAACAGTTCCAGGATCTGAATGATATTGTGAAGGATATGGGTCTTAAGCTGAAACGTGTTCAGCAGATCAACAAGGCATCCAGCGAGACTAAGATCAAGACTGCAACAGATCTGAAAGACAGTATCATCTATGTGGATAGTTCAGCATATAAGATACAGGCGATCAGATATTCTGATCCATGGGTGAACGTGGAGGGGATTCTTGATAAGATGAAGGTATCCCTGGATATTGTATCAAGAGATACCCTATACACTGTTTTACACAGAGTACCAAAAAAATTCTTATTCTTTAAATTTGGGACAAAGTGTATTAGACAGGAGATCGTATCAAGCAATCCCCATACACGTATAACATTCGCCAGGACGGTGCTCCTGGAGAAATGA